AGGGCCTGGAGAATAACGGCATTGTCCTTGGTCTGCGGAGCGGTACGAACGAGTTTATCGCTTACCGGGCGGGCGGTAATGATGCGGCTCCGAAGGAAACGACCGCGATTGTCTTTGACGACAACACTTCCGGCATTGGTCATACAGGCGGTGGTACGTTTGACGAGACAGACGTACAGGGACTGATTGTCTCGGTGGGAAACGCTTCTCAGACCGCTTACGCCAACGTTGACCAGTTCCATATCATGAACGACATAACCATCATCGGTGGGCGCACGGATGAACCGGAGGGCTGGGGCGCTGCTTATGACATAGCGGTGTCAGCCAATATTCCCACAGTCGAGAAATTGGGCGAGGCGTACCAAACGAAGCAGGATATTACTGTTGGTGATGGTTCAAGCACCCTCAACTTCGCCACCAACGGTCAATCCCTGTTCTTGGCTGGCGCGGCTTCTGTTGCTGCTAAAAATGTAGAGATGCAAGCAGCAGGTGTTGCTGTGACGCTTTATGGCGTGTCGGGCGACAGCATCAGCATTAATGACCCGATTGTATCAACGGGCAATCCCGGAGATTCGTTCAACATTGACGGTTCGTCCACGCCTGACGCTAATTGGGACTTTGACGGCGGGCTAGTTGCTGGCTTCCCGACCGTATCGCTACGGGATATCGGGGCAGGGGCTTACGCAGGCTTCACCATTTCAGCTTGCGCGGAGGTCACGCACAATGACAGCGATCTGACAGGCGGGCTGACTATCTCCGGCTGCACCGGCACTCAGGCCATCACGGTTACGGGCGCGACCGAGGCGGCATTACAGAGTGCGATTGATAACCTTGCGGGCGTTGCTTTCTCTGGCTCAACCACCTACGCCCTGACTATCTCATTCACCGGGACTGGCGATGTTGATTTGGTCGGCCCAGCCGGTATGACGTTTGCCAGCAGTGGTACAGCAGATATTCACTACACCTCAACCAGTGCGAGCGAGCTAACATTCACTCCCGGCTCTGGAACGACTGTCAACAGCACGGCTTATTCAGGTTCTGCAACGGGCGTCACGGTTGACGCATCCACAGCAATTACGCTATCTGCCCCGAACATCATCGACGACACCCGCTATCAGATTTACAACGTCACGCAGGACAACGAACTGTACAACGGGATTGTCTCTGGCGGTTCTGGTATCTCAATAAACACCACCATCGGAACGGGGCTGGATATTGAATCCGGCGATGAGTTGGAGCTTAGCACCGGTTATAACGATGCCGCGAATTACAAAGAGCCAACACGCGATTCCATCATTGCGAACACGTCAAGCAACGTCTGGACGCGGACGCAAGTGGATTGGGATGTTGTCGAGTCTTACGGTCTCGATGGTTCTGATTACGACTACACGGCTTCCGGTGGCACTGGCCCGTTTGAGGCTGACTTCTCAGACGACGAAACCGATTATGAGCTGACAAGCAATTTCTCCGGCGCTTCATTTGGCGCTTGGATTGGCTATATCCTGACGACAGAAGAAGGTATCAGGAATTGGTACGGCGCGTTCACCTTCATTGATGCGGCCAACATTCGGATTAACGATGTGTCCACCTCGATTAGCGGTCTATTCGACAACCAAACCACGTCAGAGGTGTACCAGACTGATTCAATCCGCATCTTCCTTGAGTCAGGGAACAGGCCAGTTAAGAACCCGTCCACAGGTGGCGGCGGTGTCGATGTGAACTGGAAGAATCAGGTGTATCTGCAAACCACCGGCTCCGGCGCTCTCACGTCCGCGCAGGCTACCCAGCTTTCCTCAGCAGCAACACAAGCAGCGTCAGCCGCATCAAACACCAGCAGCCTGTCATTCACCGGCTCCAGGGTTGACGCCACCATAGGCGCTGAGGTGCTTGAGGGCGCAGAGACAATGGCCGAAACGCTCAGGATATTGCGGGCCGTGTTGGCTGGCGAAGTCTCCGGCGCAGGCTCAGGTACAGAGGTGTTCAAGTCAGCCGATGGCAATACAGACAGGGTAACGTCCACTGTGGACAGCGATGGAAACCGAACGGCGGTGACTGTCGATGGCTCTTAATCACTTCCGCGCTAATCACTTCAAGGCAAAGCACTTTGGCGCTGAGCAATTCGGTGGCTCTGTTGTTGCTGCTGTGCTTGGTCGGCCTTCCGGCGTATTCATCTCTGACTTTGAGATTGAGGTAGCGATTGCTGCTTTTATGGCGACCTATTAGGCGTAACTATTACGGCTCATTTGTTTGTCTATTTTCAAGACCTGACCCCGCTTAAAATTACCTCCAATGTACGCGACATTTTCGCGGCTTTTACCTGCAAAGGGCACACATGAGTGATGAAGATTCGCTGAACACAGCGACGGAAGAATCCGTTGTTGAACCCGTAGATGGGGCCGACTCAGCACCGGCTAGTGAAGGGCAACACGAAGAAAAAGTCATTTTTGATGAGGCACAACAGGCCAAAGTTGACGAAATCATAGGCAAGAAAACCTATGAGGCCCGCCAAAGGGAGCGTGAACTGGAAGCCGAACGGGAAGCGCTGCGAAAGCAGCTTGAAGAAGTCTCCCAACAGGTGCCGCAAAACGAACGGCCTGCTATTCCGCCAGTTCCTGATCCGTTTGACGACGATTACGACGAACAGATTAAGGCGCGGGATGCGGCTCTACTGAAAGCAGCAGAATTTGACGCTCAACAGTCCCTGAAAGCGGAGCAATCCAAAAGGGAACAAGAGCAAAAGATGCTTCAAGAGGCCAAAGCCCTTGAGGAACGGGCGCAGACCCACGCAGAGAAGGCCAAGAAACTCAACGTTACCGACGAAGAGTTGGCCCAATCTCAAAAAGTTCTCGTGAACTTCGGGATATCCCCCGAAATCGCAGAATACATCCTCGATGATGACCAGGGTCCGCTTATTCAGCGGTATCTCGCCCAACACCCCCAAGAGTTAGATCAAGTCGTGCGGATGCCAAGTCATCGCGGCCTGATCCATCTGGCTACTGAAATCAAGTCAAAAGCTGCTGTGAAAACCACATCGAACGCACCCGAACCGCCCGACATGTTGGAAGGCGGAGGTTCCCCACCAAGTAAACGGGGGCCAGCAGGTCTAACTATCGAGTGACCGTTGGCATGGGAAGCGTTCTCACAGGAGTGACTTTCCATGACCAACAACACAGCATCAAACTACACGGAAAAGCTGGCCCGTGTATTTATGGAGAAATTCGAGAGTTCTCGGGTTCTCTGTAAAGCGGTAAATACCCAGCTTCTGACCCCGAGAATCGAGCCTTCAAACGGCGGCACGGTATCTTTCAAACGCCCCCATGATTACAACGCCATTGAAACATCTGGCGGCGATATCTCCATGTCCACCAAGTCAGACATTCTGGCAGGTAAGGCAACGGGCGAGGTGCAGAATTACATTACCATCGCTACCGAATGGACAAACCTTGAGGAAGCGCTGCAACTTGATCAGCTTGACCAGATCCTTGCGCCAATGGCTGCCCGAGCCGTTACCACGCTGGAGCTGAATCTTGGCGCGTTCATGTACAAGAACTGTAACGGCGCTATCGGCACCCCCGGCACACGTCCGACCACATGGCTGGATGTAGCAGAGGGCAAGGCTTACTTTGAAGCCCTCGGCGTACCGCAGGATACTGATTGGAATTACGTCATGACCCCGTATGACGCGGTGAAGCTGGCGAACGTCCAAACAGGTCTCGCGGCTAACGGTCAAGTGGACTCTGCATGGCAACGAGCGCAGGTAACCAACAACCTTGCCGGGTTGAAGGTTATGACCTCGAATGCTCTTGCGTCCTTCACTACCGGCTCCGAGTCTGACCGGGAAGGGGCCATCGACGGCACCCCAACGGTGACTTACGTTGGCCACAAAGACACCATGATTCAGACCATCCCGGTCAAGAGTTTTGGTGCAGGCGCGACGGTCATCAAGGCGGGTGAAGTTATCCAGGTAACTGGTATGCCGCGACTGTCCCTGTCAACCCGTGAGCAGATTCAGGACAACGCTGGTAACACCGTCCTGTATCGCGGCACGGTGACAGAGGATGTCACGCTGTCATCTGGTGCTGGAGATATCACGGTTGCTGGCCCTGCTATCTACGAGGCTAACGGGCAGTACAACACTGTTGAAAGCGCTCTCGCTAACAACGACGTTGTGACGCTGCTCGGCTCCGAAAGCGAGTTGCGACAGCCAAACCTGCTGTTCCATCCGAACGCCTTCGGTGTTGGTACTGTGAAACTGCCGAAGCTGTATTCAACCGATACGGTTGCGACAACTGAAGATGGCTTCTCGCTCCGGGTATCCAAATACTCAGACGGTGACAGCAACAAGCAAATGGTGCGTTTCGACATTCTCCCCGCATTCATTTGTTTCAACCCGTTCTTCGCCACTCAGGCGTGGGGCTAAACCTGACGGGGGCTTCGGCCCCCTTTTGGGGAATCTATGACAACAGCGCTGGACGTTATTACCGACGCGTTCAACAAGATCAACGAGAACGAAGCAGAAGCGCCGATTGAGAATTTCGACGCCCAGCTTGCTCTCCGAGAACTGAACCGAATGATGGCCGCGCTACGCTTGGATGTTGGTTGGTATCCTGCATCTGCGCTCACGTCCACCTTGTCCGTTGATTCGGACGTTGAAGATTACATTGTTTACGCGCTGGCCAAGCGGTTGTGTGCTGATTACGAAATCCCTGTATCAGCACCGCTTGAGTCCGCCCTGAAAGACGCCAAATCAAACCTGTTCCTTCGGTACGTGAAGATTGGCGCATCCAATTACCATCCGCTGATGCCTCGTGAATACCGCACAGGCAACTACGGATACAACGCTGATTACAACGGTCTGGACAGAACGCGTAAGACCAAGACCGTCAAGACCAGCTACACCGTAACCGTTAATGATGACCTCATCTATGTCGATTGCGGCGACGGGCCTGTAACGCTCACATTCCCCGCTGCGGCATCTTGTGACGGGTATGGCTGGACTATCGAGAAGATCGACGAATCAGCGAATCAAGTCATTCTATCGGCCAATGGCTCCGAACTGATTTATGGTGATGCCACCTACCGATTCAACGAGTATCAGCGGTCGGTAGAGGTGGTATCTGACGGGACGCAATTGGGGGGTCAAGTGTGATTGAACTTCCCATTGCTGGCGGCTTCTACAAATCGTCCGTCATTCCGGTTAATACGCAATGTTGCGTTAACGCCTATCCGGTGATTACTCAGAGCGCCGACTTTGAGCGCCACAGTTTGTTTGGCACCCCCGGATTGAATCAATTGACCTCGGTTGATACCGGGTTCTGCCGTGGCGCGCTGGAAATGGCAGACGTGCCTTATTTCGTGATTGGCGAAACGCTGTACAGGCTGAACCGCACTGTCATGACCAGCGTTGATTCATTCAGCACGACCACTATCGGCACAATACCAGGGTCTACCCGCGTATCAATGGCGCAGAATGGTGACCAGTTGATGGTGCTTGTGCCGGGTGGCAATGGGTACATTTACGACAGAACAACGGATACCTTTGCCCAGATTACCGACTCTGATTTCGTGGCGAATGGCAACCCGCAGCACGTCATTTTCATTGACTCATACTTTGTTTGTTCAACGGATACCGACAAGTTCATCTGCTCGAACGTGAACGATGGCACAAGTTGGGACGCGCTAGACGCGGGCACGGCAGAGGCTGACCCCGACGCGATTGTAGCCCCTGCCGCGCTCAATTCCCGGTTGTTCATGCTCGGCTCCAAGACTATTCAGCCGTTTCAAAATATCGGTGGCTCAGCCTTCCCATTTCAGGCCATTCCCGCAGCGACGATACCGAAAGGCTGCTATGCCCCGTTTTCCGTCATCACAACCAACAACGCAATCGTCTGGATTGGTGGCGGTGAGAACGAAGCACCGGGCGTCTGGGCATACTCCAGCGGATACCCGGAAAAGATATCTCATGAGGGCATTGATCACCTGCTCGGTCAGATGACCGCGAACGAATTGCAGGCCGTTGTCGCGTGGTCATATGCAGAGAATGGGGCGCACTTTGTCGGGTTTGGTCTGGACGATTCGACCATTGTTTACGACTTCACTAGCGGCCGCTGGCACGAGCGAAAGACGCGGGTATACGACGAGTATGGCTATCCCGTCGAAGCCCCTTGGAGAGCAAATGCGGTCGTCAGGGCTTACAACCGGACGATTGTTGGTGACAACGCGTCAGGAAAGATTGGTGAAGCGAGCCTGAATGTTTATTCCGAGTACGGCGATGAGATTTTGCGCTATTTCTGCTCTCAGCCATTCGAGAATCAGGGCGCCCCTTTCCGCATTACCAAACTTGAAGCGACGACAGACAGCGGCGCGGTGTCCAGTGATGAATCAGACCCCCAGATACGGCTTGCATTTAGCCGTGACGGGGCAGTTTTCGGCCCGGAGCGGTCGAGGTTAATAGGTAAGGTTGGGGAGCGGCACAAGCGGCAGATTTGGCGCAAAAACGGGCGTTTTGACCGAAGAGCGGTGATCAAAATCAGCTTTAGTGACAAATCAAAGTTCGCTTTGGTGAAGATGCAGGCGATGGTCGCATGATTAGTTTTTCGCCCCTCGAACCCGTTGTTGACAAGCAGGGCCGGTTAATGCCGGAGTGGGTCGGTGTCTTTCAATTGTTAGCTGAACTTGACCCCGAGTTCGGCTCAGGCTCACCCGAAACGGTGGTCAGCGCGAGAAAGGGCCGGTTTTACATTGATACGGCAGGGAGCGCAGGCAGCACCTTGTACGTTAAACAAGCGTCTGACATTTCAGGCGATGCCACGAAAGGGTGGATACAGGTCTAGTTATGGGATTCTTTTCAGATTTGTTTGGCGGGGTTGACGACTCCGCGCAAGACGCGACGATTGAGCAGAACCGTCAAAACTTCGAGTACATCAAGCAGCAATCGCAAGAGGCGAAGGATTCGGCATGGCAGTTGTACCCGGCGGCGAGTGAGGCAAGGCGGTCAGGCTATCAGGACGTGATTGATTTGTTAGCAGGCATTGTGCCGCAACAGATTGGACTTGTTCAGCAGGGCAGGCAGAACCAACAGAACACCATCATGGGCGGCCAGGATGCAATGATAGCCGCGCTGATGGGCAATCCGGTGGATATGTCGAGCATGTATTCAGCGCCACTATCCGTTGATACGTCCATGTTCAACCGACAGTTACCCGCGTCAACCTTCCCGACAAAACAGACCGCACAACCCGTCATGGACTATCGAACCCTGCTTTCAGGGAGAATTGTATGAGCGCACTAGCAAACATTCCGACAGGTTTACAAGGCTTTGAGCAAGGGATTGCTCAGGGGCTTGGGGGGCTGGATGTTCTGAACAACAGACGCCAGCAATCCCAAGTTCAGATGCAGAACAACGTGGGCGCAGGGATGGCCCGCGATGAGGAATTGGTGACCCGAGGGTTGCGGAAGTTTGGCGAGAGAACAGACCAAGCAGTTTCCTCGCTCAGTCCTTATGCAACTCAGGGCCAAGGCGCGTCAGGTGTTATGGCTGCGCTTTCCGGCGCGATGGGTGCAGATGCGCAGGCGCAGGCGTTCGCTGATTTCCAGGCGTCACCCGGCCAAAGCTATCTGATAGATCAGGGAGAAAAAGCGATTCTCCGTAATTCGGCGGCCACAGGCGGCACTCGCGGCAACAACGTGTTGCAGGAGTTGCAACAGCACGGCATTGGATTAGCTGCACAGGATTTGAACGACCAGTTCGCACGATTGGGCAATGTCGCAGATCGAGGTTACAGCGCGTCATCTTCTATTGCCGGGCTTCGGTCTACTCAAGGCGCGGGTGCGCTTGATGCGTTGTCCGGTCTGGGCGGCAGGTCACTTGATGCGCGGACAGGGCTTGGAATGAGCATGGGCTCAATGGGCTATGACGCAGCGAGAACCATGCAGGGCGCATTCGAGAACGCGGGCAATAGCGTGGCGGGTGCGCGTTACGACACCGGCAACCGGATTGCAGATTCCATCAACAGCACCCGTCAGATGATGGCCGGAACACAGGGCGGTGAAGCATTGGCGGAAATCCTGGGCGGTAACACTGAAATGCTCGGCAACCTCATTATTCAGGCGCAGAACGGTGATGCGCAGGCGATGGAAGGGCTGGCTGCATTGCTGGCTAACATTTCTGTTGGGGCTGGTTCTGCTACAGGCGGCACAAGTTCGGTGCCGGGCATTCAGGAAACGCAAGGGGTCGTGCCCCGGTTGCTTGACTCATTGTCGGCATATCAATAGGTGACAATATGGACAACGTGATGGCGTCGATTGTAGACGTTCCGGCCAGACTAGCAGCGGCCATTGGCGGAAAGACCGACGAATACAAGTTGAAGAAGCTTCAACGGCGTGAGGCGTTGGACGACACCCGAAAGAGGGCGATGGCGGAAGATTTGTTTGAGGCTCGCGTCTTGCTGGATGCAGATCCTGCCCGAGCGGTGAAATTCCTTGAGGACAGAATGTCTCATATCGAACGGCTTGGCGGCGATCCTGCCGAAACGCAAGCCCTCATGCAGCAGATTGCATCAGGCGATATTGACGCCGCTAAACAGGGGCTGGATGAAGATTTGGTCGTTGCTCAGAGGTTGGGGTATCTGCCGAAACAAGAGGCTAAACCGCTAGATGGCGGCAAGGTAGTCAACGGGCAGGTGATTATGCCGAATGGTCAAGGGGGGTTTAAGGCTGCACCTGTCGAGGGCTTCAAGCAAGATGGCGGAAAGGCGGTAGACAGACAGTTGCGCGCCAAAGAAATTGAACTGGCAGAACGGGCGCAACAGCACAAAGAAGGAAAACTGTCAGCGGGTCTTGAACAGCGGCTGGCTAAGGTTCAGAACAAAACGCAAGACCTTGCGAGGCAGGCGAATGAGGCCGAATTGCTCGCACAAGAATATCAGCGATACTCATCCGAGATTGGTAGCGGTGTGTCATCAAGTTTTACCGAATTCTTGAAAGGCGTTTTCGGTACGCAGGATGACGCGACGGAGTTCAGGCGTCGATACAATCAGATTCGTATCAGTCGCGGGCTGCAGAACCTACCCCCCGGCGTTGCGTCTGATTCTGATGTAAGACTCGCCATGAAGGGTCTGCCGAAAGAAGATGCAAGCCCGGAGCAAGTATCATCATTCCTGAACGGCGTGGCGAAAATTGCCCGCATAGATGCTGCGTGGAATATGTTTCAGGCGGATTACATTTCCGACAAGAAAACCGGGTCGGGAATGCTGAGTGCGTGGCGGAAAAAAACCAATATCCCCGCGCTAGGCCGCGAGGTGTCCATGATGGAGGTTTATCAAACCGCGCTGAATCGAGGCATCACCCCGGAAGAAGTCATTGACGCGTTAAATGGTGGCAAGCGTGAGTGACTTGCTGGATGAAGCTGTAAACGCTGGTATGGAAAAAGTTGTTTCCGCGACTGTCGGCGGGGATCTCTTGGATGAGGCTTCATTGAAGAACAAAGACCCCTCGATGCTGTCGGACGGCTTCAAGCGGCACCAATCCGCGTTGCTGGACAAATTGTTTGCATTGGAGAATGACGAAGCGAAACGCAGGCGGCAGCAGTCCGATATCGAGCGCACCAATGCCAATATTGGGGATGTTGAGCAGTTCTTTATTATGGCCGGTCGCGGTCTGACCAATGTTGGGCGCGGTTTTGGCTTGGCAGAACAAGAGCCGGAGGGGGTAAAAAAGCCTTTGTCCGCGCTGAACGAAGGTGAAATAATAGGTGATGTAGGTCAAGCGGTGGGCGAGGCCGCGCCGTTTGTCCCCGCTTACATGGCGACAGGCGGCATGGGGCTTGCCCCTCGCGTGTTGGCATCAGGAGCAATCGGCGCAACGGAAGGCGGCACAGTCGCAAGGGGTCGAGGTGGAACAAGAGAAGAAATCTCTCAAAGTGCAGGTATCGGCGGCGCTCTGGCGAGTACTAGTGAGCTGCTTTTTGGCGTTCTCGGTCGCATTGGCAGTCGGCTTTTTAGGCAAATAGGGAAACGCCAGCGCGGGCCACTCATCACGCCAGACGGCAAACCATCCAAAGAATTTCAGCAGGTTCTTGAAGAAACAGGAACGTCCTTCGATGACCTCGTAGGGCAGGCGCAAGACTTTATTGCCCGCGCTCCTGATGGAACGAACCCGGCGCAAGCTGCCAGAAAAGCCAGATTTGATTCCCTCGGCATTCCGGCTACAAAAGGCGATATAACGCAGGACTTCGGCCAACAGGCGCTGGAGTCACGTCTTGTCACGTCAATGGACGATTCTGCCGCCCCTCTACGGTCTTTGCGACGACAGCAATCCAATGAATTCCAGAAGGCAGTAGACGGCCTTATATCTGACCTAGGAATGCCTGACGAAGCGGGCATATCGGTGAAAACCGCGCTCACTGCTGAGAAATCCGTCAGAAAGGCAGAAAAGAATCGTCTGTACAAGGAACTGTTTGAAGCATCACCAGAGCTTGAATCCGTCCCGCTGTTCTCTCAGAACATCAAAGAAGCGATACCAGATCAGCGCGAGTTGAGGCGCCTCAAGCGGATTTCTGGATCTCAAGTGGATGCGATGGAAGATCTGCTGGTTGAATTCGGGGTGGTTCAGGATGATGCGCTGGTCAAGAAATTTGCGGAAAGCGGCGGAGAAATCACTCCGCTTTCTATGGGCAATTTTGAGGAATTCAGACAGGCAATTAATCAGATTGAGCGCGCCGACCAGACCGGAGCGGTTCAGGTGTTCTCCGGCCCAATCAAGTCAGCCTTGGATTCAGAACTTGATGTTGTTGAAGATGTGGCAACCAAGGCGGGCATGGATGATGCGGCGGTTAGTTTGGCGAAGCGGGCGAGAAGCGTTACCCGTGGATTGAAAGAAGATTATTCCCCGCAAGCCTTGGCCGGACGGCTCATTGAAACCAAGAAAGATGGCATTACTCCGCTCATTGAATCATCGCAAATCAACAAGACGCTGTTCGCCAAATCAACGCCTGTTGAGCAATTGGAAAAGACTGTTTCCCTGTTGAACAAAGCCGAAGGCGGGAAGCGGGCTATCGGCAACCTGCAAGCCGCTGCCGTGTTTCAGGCGCTGGAAGATTCACTGAAAGCGACAGGCCGCAAGGTTGACGGAGAACTGCTGGTCAGCGGATCTCAATTTTCCAAGTCTCTGCGGAACATTGGTGAAGATAAGCTGAAAGTTTTGTTCGCGAAAAACCCCAGTCAGTTAAAGAAACTGATGAACTTGAAACAGACCGGGCTGGATATTCAGGCGTCTAACGATGCCGTGCCGAAAGGCTCTGCTCCGGTGATCATGGACATTATGCGCAGAGCGGGGCGGCTTCCTGGCGTCGCAGCGGTTGTGGATGCCGCCAACTTCATTGTGTCTGCCGGGGCCGATGACAGGGCAGTGCGGCGGGCGCTCAAGGCAGATCCAGACTTCAAACGTACAGCCACAATGATAGAGCAAGAATTCCCCGCGCTAGCTAGTGCGCTGGGCATCGCTGGCGTCACTGCGGCAGCAAGAGAGGATGACGATGGCAACACGATTTAACCCAACTGGGAACCCTTTTTTCGACGGGGCCACGCTCCTGTCTGGCGGGAAACTGCGATTCAAGCAAACCGGGTCGGACACGCTCAAGGACACCTACACCTCATCTTCACTGGCTTCGGCAAACACCAATCCGGTGGTGCTGGATGCCGATGGTAGTCATTCTGATATCTGGCTCGATGGCGTCTACAAACTGGAGGTGCTGGATTCAAACGATGTTGAGGTGCGAGAGATTGACCCCATCGGCGGTGATGCAAGCGTGACCCCGTTTTCCGCATGGTCTTCTACCGAAGATTACTCGATTGGCGATATCGCGAGAGGGTCGAACGGCAGCTATTACATGTCCATCACAAACTCCAATACCGGCAATGACCCTACTTCATCTGCTACGGACTGGACGCAACTGGACATTTACAAGGTCTGGAACACCAATGAGACCTACGCGGCAGGCTCAATCGTCAAGGGTTCGGATAATCAGCTATGGGTATCACAGATCTCGAATGCGGGTAATGACCCGACCACCGATGACGGCACCAATTGGCAGCGGCTCAACACTGAAACCCGTTGGGCGATTATCAGCGGGACTAGCATTGTGGCCGGAGAAGGGTTTGCCAGCGTCACAAATGGCAGCACAGGCCGCTTTGATATCACGCTATCCGATGCCGTTGGCAACGCCACCGAAGTGGCCTGTTTTGCCACTGTGAATAACTCAGGCGGTGGTTTCTTCGCTACTGCTGACATGTCATCCACGACCGTCTGCCGGGTAGACATTCAGGACGACGCGGGCAACGCAACCAATACGCAGTTCGCTGTCTGGATCAAAGAGCGCGGGAAATAGAACCCCATTCCAACATGCACAGTTTGTGGGCAATTCGCTTTTCTGCTTCCTGCGGATCTTCGCCCGTAAACGTGGCCCTTGACTCGTCGGTGTGTTTGGGGCCATATGCATGATGGGCACACTCGTGCCATGCAATTCTATCCATGACGAAAGAATGGTCTCTGGTGATGTAAATCCTTGCCCGCTGGCCCTTTTTGCCCCGGTTATAACAGCCGGAGTGCCACTTGTTCTTCATCCCGCCGTGGCAGATTTTACCGGCTGATGAGAACGGAATCACGATGAACACAAGGGGCTTCTGTGTGAAGTGAAACTTCTGATCCTGGGCCACGCCCACGAAATCCGCCTGCGCATTCAGGCTGGTTGCGAGGAAAGTCGCGGCACAAAAATGCCACAATTTCGTTTTGTTAGTGTTTGGTAACTTGCGAGGCGTTGAAATTGGAGCGGGTAACGAGATTCGAACTCGTGGCCTCAACCTTGGCAAGGTTATGTCCATGTTTAAGGCCCGCATTATACGTGGCCTGTAGCGCATTACTGCTGTATGTATAGCCATTATCATCAGTCCTTTACAGTTATCACGCGGCACAAAATTGTCACACTGCCCGCGTGAAAATATCTTCCGCATGATCGCGGATGAATTCAGCCATCTCAGCGTGGTCTTTGAATGGGCCTCTGTCGTTTAGATGAGCCAAAGACTCGTAGTCACGATGACCGACTTTAATGAGAAACTTAAACACCCCGCTGGGCGACCGCAGCCCTAGTGCTTCAGCATCCTTTGGCGCCAATATTGCATAATGGATTTCGTCGTAACGGTAATGCATAACCCCGTCGTCCGCCACAATCCAAGGTTCTTCGACTTGCGTATGGGCGTATACCCCGAGGCAACAAAACCCTTCCCCGACCCTCCCAAGGCGACGTGTCACCTTTTCATACTTCGGCAAATCTTCCAGCCACTGTTCTTGTTTCGGTCCTAATTTCATACTCTCAAAGCCTCTCTGATTTTCTCTGATGCCTCTTGCAGATGGTCGAGGTTCAAATGCGCGTAAATCATCACGCTCTCCAACTTCGACCAGCCGCCCAATTCTTTCAGCTCCGGCAGCGAAACCCCGTTCATGATGTTCCATGACGCGAAGGTGTGCCGGAATATGTGCGGATGCACGTTTTTCGCAATGCCTGCGCGTTTCTGAGCGCCCTTGAAGGCCCGTCTGCCGATGCTGTCCAAGTCCCTGCCGCGATATTGAAGCACTCTCCCTGACGGCCTGTGCAGGCGTTTGAGGACGCCCATAGCCATACTATTAATCGGCACGACGTGGACACGCCCAGACTTGTAATCGCTGGCTTGAACGGTGATGGTCTTGCGGAACATATCGACATTTTCCCACTCCAAGTGTGTGAGGTTTCGCATTCGCAACCCGGTAGCGATGGCGAGTACAACAAAGTCTTTGTGCACCTGCTCGTTCAGCGCATCCAGCAGCTTGTTAACCTCGTCAGGGGTGAGGTATTCAAGCCTTCCGGGGCCTTCTCTCAGCATCTTTACCGGCGGCGCTACTGTCAGCCATCCCTCATCAACGCAATGGCCTAGAAGCGCCCTGAGAACCACCAGATAGCGGTTAATCGTGCTGGCTTTCAAATCCTTTGTTTGCAGGTGCGTCTTGATGTTCCTAATGGTGTCGCGGTCAATCTCGTGGACGAACTTGTCTTTCAGCCACGGTTGCAGCCTGTTTATCCGCTGAACATCATCGCTCCAAGATCCTGTTTCTGGCCGCGTGTTGAAGTACGACACGACAGCAGCTTCCCAAGGGACGTGACGAAGTTTGACCATCGCCCATTCACGCGCTTTCCGTTCGTCGTGAATCCGCTGGGCTAACTTCCGGTCGCTCGTGCCAGTAGTTTCTCGTATTCGTTGGCCACCGATTTGGAAGTCAATGTGCCAAGTTCCGCCCCTTTTCTTGATGGCCATTCTTCTAGCGCCTCTATGTCGTTATCGTTGAATCTCCACCGCCCCAGGATTTTGCGCCCGCACTGCCCCCGCGCAGCTAATTGGCGTATGGTCTCGCGGTGGAATCCTACCTTGTCCGCAAATTCCTTTAGGGTGTAGTACCTCATTCACACCTCCCGCCATTTCTCGACGCTCTCAATAGCAGCGGCCTTCACCACGTCCCACGCTTCCCAGAATTCGGCGGCGGGGATGACTTCGCAGCCCGAGCGAGTAATCATCCCGGAGCGCATCTTGAACTCACCGTAGCAGTCCATTTCAAACTCAATTCCCATAGGGCAGCCGTCGTCAGAAACGCGGGTTACAGCCTTGAACACATCCCACGTTTCTCCTGGCCTTGGATTGCTGTACGAGTTGTCCCTGTAGGCGTAGCACTTCCCTACCATTGACTCCGATTCTTCCCGCAGCTTCTTGGTCTGAATGTCGTCCAACTCTGCTCGCAGCTCCGCTATCTGCTCCCGCAATTCTGCTTCTCTGTCCATGCTCACTCCTCGACTCGCTCATAGGTCGCTTCGAAAATGTCAGGCTTGCAGGGGTAGAATTCGCCCTGCACCCCTTTGATGATGTAGTCGCCAATTGAAGCGGTCATGACGCCTTCAAGGGTCTGAATTCGCAGTTCTGGGTTTCCGTCATCGTCGAATCCCGGAGCGGTGCTGCATGTTATCCATGAATGAACTTGGTTCTTTGATTCATCAGTAAACTGCATGGCCTCAATAACAACCGGCTTTTTCCTGTACTTCACGCTCATCTCCTAAAGTTGTCTATCCTCATAACACTCATCACAAATGCCGTCCGTCTGCCCCGGCTTACCGCATACCCGGCAATTGTCGTCTGTCCTGCGGATAATTAGCGCGGAGAACAGGATGATAATCAGGATGGCTATTCCGATTCCCAGCAGGTCGCTCATTGGCTATCGCCTCCCGTTGTGGGGATAATATTGCAACCGATGACCGAACGATTCCTGCCACGTTGACGGTGGCAGAGATGTTCTTTCTCCGTCCGGCATAACCCAGGAAGCCTTGGCGTTGTCATCGCGCAGCCTGCGGATTTCTTCGATGGCCTCCGCTATGTCCGGGCCTAGCTCGGTAGTTAGCAATCCCTCCAACCGCTCTACAATGTCATTGCTCATTGGACAAACCTCAACGTTGTCGTCATAGTGATACTCCTGCCGTTGACTCTGATGGTGTGGCTGTGGGTCATGGCTTGGGTTCCACAAGCTCAGGTCTTAGGTCAATGCCATCCTCGTCGTGATCCCAATCGAATAAGGGGCACCCTGAAAGATAGTTCTTTTTCTGCGGGCAGCTCTCCCACTTGCAGTCTCCGTCGCCACCTGAACGACAAGGAATTGCGCTTCGGACGGCATCTATTTGCTCCCGACGCTTGATCAATTCCAGGACAACGTTATCGCGCTTCTCCAATTCTGCACGCAGGCGCTGGATTTCGGCCTGAATAATTTTCACCCAGTTAGGGGAATGTTCTGCCAGTTGCTGAAGTGCTTCATCTGCCTCACTCATCTGCTTCTCCTTGTTGCTCATGTTGCTGTACTCACCTAAAACGGGATCGGAGTCGGAAGGCTGCCCAGATCAAATTCTTCCCTTTGCACTTTATTGACGACAAGTGATGACATGGAGAGCAGGACGATAAATTCCTGACCGAGATTCTGCTTTGCGAGCCTCACTGCCTCTTCTTCCGCAGCTTCCTGGGATGTGTGCCGATACTTGGTGTATCCGGTACTGGGTTGCCATACGACGAAAAACGGTTGTTTCATTTTGCTATCCTTGTGTTGCTGTACTCACCTGTGGGTTGTGCGACACTTTTTCCAGCACCGCAAGCAAGATAGGTGTCCACTCACGTCGCACCTGATTTAGGCACTCGGCCATTAGTTCCTCATCGGTGTAGTTTCGAGACAAGTTCGACCGCCCATAAAGCAGGTCTATGGTTTCAAGCCTTTGCTCAGACGTCATATCAACGACGTGGTTGAGTGCTTTTTCATACTGTTGGCAGGCATCTAAATACTCACTCATAACTGGTCACTCCCTATTGGTTGTCAGGCTGGCTTCGTCACGGATAGCCTCGCTAATGTCACGGTTGTGCGCGTCAACCAGCGTCTTTAGTGCCTGAGCATCTTCGGATAGCCCGAGGTTGTATCCTGTCAGTACCCCGTTACGGTAGGCTCTCGTCAGCGCAATCTCTTGGCGCAAGCGTAGCCGCTCGGCATCTCCGCAGGTTTTACACTGCGCGGCCATCAGAAGGGCAAGTCCTCATCGAAGTCATCAGCAGGCGGTGGCCCGTATGACTGACCGCTAGACTGCCCACCAGACTCACCGCGCCCGCCAAGCATCTGCATTTCACCCGCTACCACCTCGGTGCTGTAGTGCTTCTGCCCGTCGCGCTCCCATTCGCGGGTACGCAGTTCGCCCTCGATGTACACCTGCGAGCCTTTTTTGAGGTATTCGCCTGCTATCTCGGCTAGGCGGTTGAAAAAGACCACGCGATGCCATTCGGTTTTTTCCTTCTTCTCACCGCTGTCTTTGTCCTTCCACGTTTTCGACGTGGCGATGCTGATATTGGTGACTGCTCCACCGCTCGGCATGTATTTTGTTTCCGGGTCGCGTCCCAGGTTGCCGACAAGAATTACCTTGTTTACGCCTCTGCTCATTTGCTGCTCCTGTTGTCTACTTGTATGGTCGAAAGCCGTGTAACGGGCAATCCGTCATTGGGCAATGTCTGATTTCTTCTCGCTGATTTGCGCAACAATCCCAGCATTTAGCCGCTATTGCCTTGGCCCGGCTCTTGGTATCGTCGGCAAATCTTTCTGCGGGATTTCGCTGTTTTTGCCCAGTGTTTGAGTAATTCCGCAGGTGTTCTGCTTCGCTCATGCCGCTGACTCCTGCTTGGCCGCCCATGTCGCCTTCTTAATCCACTCTTTTTCTGCCTGAGAAAAGAACCCGCCTTTCGTTTCGGCCAGCCACAAGTCCTTCATTTCGTCCTCGCTGCATTCGTACCACGCTTCTGCCGCCACGCTCGGCTCATCATTGTCATAAGCCTCCTGAATCGCCATTGCTGTTTCCCATAGCTTGCGTCGATACCGGCCTTTTTTCTTGGCAAAGCTAACGATTCGCTCAAGGTCTTTGTTGGCCTTGTCGTAGTCCTCGCCAGACCACATTTCCAACCCCAATCCGAACACGCCTGCACACTTCACAAAGCACCTCATGCGGGTGTCGGAGATATCGCGACCGTCAGGGTTCTTGATGGCCTTGAACTGCCCGTATGACTCCATAACGGGAAGGTGCATGGTGTTGCTGCACTCGTTACCGTCCCGGTCTCGTAAGGTCAGCTTGCAGTGAACCATTACGGTTTGGTCGCCTTCTGGCCCGATCCATTCTTCGTGGAATTCCGGCCACTCTGACTCCGGGAAATGTGTTAAAATCAGATCCCATATGCGGGGCCAAGGGACGTATTTCGCGCCGCCGTGGTTCTCTTTCGCATACTGCTTGACGTCGATAGCCCGCAGCGTATCGCGCACATGCTCTCTAAAATCGCTCATGGTTTTGTTTCCTCGCTTCGGGGACGCCTAACGCTTCCCTCGTTTCCGTTATCACAACCTCTTTCCACTGACCCGGCCCGTAGATTGAATCTGCGCGAATCCGGCACTTCTCTTTGGTCTGGCCGACAGTGAAGCGGGTAAGGCCGTGGTATGTCAGTTCCAGGGTGTAGTTCATTGCTTGCATATCTCCTGCACCCGCTCGTTAGTTACTAAGGCCGCCGCTTTCATTCGCATGATGACCTTGAGCGCGTCGATGTCGTCAGACGTGAACATGCGCGTTTTCAGCCTGTCCAGTTCGTCGTTAAGGCAGGCGATGAACTTTTCGAATTCTTCACTCATCCCCATCACCCCCTTCTACCACCTCGCACTCAGCGGAATACTTGCCGTTGTGCTTGGTGACTTTGAGGTGGAATTTGGCGACGTGGGGAAACGCTGCTGCCATACGTTGATTGATGGGCGTGTTTAAATGCCCGTCATCTTCAACCAAAACCAACCGATCACACACAACCTCCGGGGGCATGGTGAGGTTACGAGGGTGTGCCTCACCAAACATATAGTTCCCGTTTACATCCCAATTAGCAGGCACCCATACACCATCCTCCGCTTTCAGTTCGCCAACAAAGCAATACTTCTGCCCCTGGTGGAACGAGAATATTTTGGCTGGAAGCCCGTTTTCCATTTCAGTCTCGCCGCCATGCTCGTTCAGTATTTTCAGTCCGTCGAATTCAACGCGTTCTTCGTCTGTCTCCGGTGCTTTTGGTGCTTCGCTCATCTCAAATAATCCTCATACCAATCATTCCGTTTCAGGTGCTCCCGAACATGCGTAGAATCACAGCCATGCGCGGGGTCGTGTTCGTTTGCCTCTTGCTCCAAAGCCCTTACCATGTCGTCGGCAATGTCGATTAGCTGGGACGCTACCTGCTCAACCCGGTCAACGTTTCCGCGCCACGGCTCGTACACCTTGCAGATGGACTCAATCACGTACTGCGCGCCGTCGATTGATTCTAGGGCGTCTGTCATGCGGCGCTTGACGGGTTTCATGTCCAAATCACCCATAGCATGAAAAAATATGACGCGGCCACTATAAAAATGCCGAGCGCCCGTGTTATTGCCAAAAACTTCTCGACTCTCTCAATCTCAGTTCCAACGCTCGCCCACACGGTTAGCCCAATTCCTGCGAGAACCAGCATGGTAAAAGCAATCTTGTAAATCACGCCGCCTTCCTCAAGTAATAAACCCTGTGGTTCTCGTGCCAGTCATCACGCTCTCTATCGCTAGACCAGCCCATGTCCAGTCGGTGTACGAGGTCTACCATCGCAGTCCCGCAGAACACGCCAAGCTGTTCCTTGCACCAATCGACCTTCCGTCGAAACTGCCTTACGGTGACGCCCATGATTGCCGCGCCTTCCTCATCCGTCTTGCCGATGCACTTCAACCGCAGCGCCTTGATTTTCTGCGCGGTGAGGCCGTGCTTGGGTGCTCTTTTGGGTCGTTTGTTCATGCGACGTATTTCCTTTCAATGCTGTCAAGTTGTGCGGGCCAATCGTGGGGCGGGAACTCGTCATGACATATCTGGAGGGCAAGCATTAATTCCTCCATCTCGGCGTCTATTGCACATCCAAGAGAGCGTTCGATGGCGTAAGTGACGTCACGATCGCTTGCACAAAACCCTTCATGAAGATCGCTGTAGTTCTCGTCAGAGATCAAACACCCTACCGCGCAAGCCGTCCCGTTTATCCCGCGATACCTGCAATTCCCCCGATCATCAACAGACTGTACCCCCTGCTCCAACAGGTGCGCCTTAACGCGCTCGAATATCTCTCGTTTGCTCATCGAATCCTCCCGTTAGCCCGAAGCCGCTCGGCTACAAGGGCGATCAGTTCTTCTCGGGTCGTGTATCTCTGGCCGTGGTAGAGGTAGGTCATCTTCATTCCCCTTCTAGAATCATTTCTGCCAAGCTAAGCGCGGCCTCATAGTGCCGCGTCTTAACAGGGTCGTTATCCGCGTGTAGCTTTTCCAGGAATTCAGCTTTCGTGCCGCCGAAGCAGCCAGCCCTGACGTACATCCCAACGTCCGCGAAATTGAAAAAGTAGGTTTTGCGCTGCTCGCTACCGATGCGATCTACGGCGAAGTAGGGTCGGCCCGGGTCATTCGGCAAGTGGCCCGATTCAAAGCTGCACCACGCGCCAAAGCTGCACCGCTCGCCAAATCTGCACCCCTCACCAAATCCGCACCCCTCACCAAAGCTGGACCACCCGCCGAGGATGCACCCCTCGCCAAGGATGCATTCCTCGCCAAGGACGCATTCCTTGCCAAGGCTGCACCCCTCGTCAAAGCTGCATTCCGCGCAAAAGCTGCACCCCTCGCCAAGGACGCACCCCTTGCCAAAGCTGCACCGGCCAAAACGCTTAATGCTCGAATAGTCTCCTGTCGGGCACTGCTTCACGCCATTAACAACCGGCAGGGCGTCGAATTCCTCTTGTGTGTATCTGTGCATCTTCATTCCCCTTGGTGGTTAGTTTGGGCAGCGAGCACAAGCAGCCTCATTGCCTGCATTGCTTCGGGGTTGGTGAGGTAGGTTGTTTGGATCTTCTCGATCCTGCGGCCAACCTCCGCCATGTACGCCTCCACACCATCAGAGAAGAACTCGTTATTGCCTGACTGGTAGGCTTCGACAAACGCGTTAGTGGCGTTGTCTGCATGGATCAATTCGGCAACCCATTTGGCGATTCCGATCTGTTCACTTGAGAGTTGAGTCGTCATATCCATTCCCCTTGCGATTGCTTAACTGTTGGGGACATTGTAGGTAACTGTAGTTACCCTGTCAACTATAGATTACATTATTTTTAGACCAAACGGGGGTAGACGGGCAGGTGTAACGTGTTACATTAACGAAATGCCTTACGCATCCATGATAATAAGAAAGTTATCGGAGTCGGAGAAATTGCAGCTTTTAGGGTTTATTCGTCGAGAAAGGCTCTCGCGATCTTTAAGAAGCGGCGACGCACTTCCGGGTCTGGGTGATCTTGAAAAGATCGAAGAATGTTTGCTAACTCTGCGTCAAGGGAATCGCGCTTCTCCAGAAGCATAGGCCCGACGCCCTTTAGCACCCATTCATCGTTGATTCGGTGTCTGCTTTTCAGACGCTCTAGCGCTTCGTATGCGGGCGTTTTCCCCTGGTTAACCCAGCCGTAAACAGCTTGACGCGTTACGCCAGCCTCGCGACCGAGTTCTGCCATGTTCCACCCGAAGCGGTCACAGAGTATTTGTATTCGTTGATCTAGAGCCATGGCGCATCCTACAGAATTAAACGTAATCTGTGGTTGACGCTTCAAGGTAACTGCTGTTACCATGTCGGCATGATGAAACTATCCGAAGTTCTGCCATTTTTTAATGGCAACAAGGCAGAGTTGGCTCGCCAGCTAGACATTTCGAGACAGGCTGTTACGAAATGGGAGACTTCCCGTGATGGCGTGATTCCGCGAGAGCATGAATTGTTTCTCCGTTATGAATTGCTGCCAAGCCTCCAAAGTGAGGCGCAAGCAGGATGATTCCACCACGCCCCGCCCCGTCCGTAAACGGGTCAATCCGCCCCCCCGACCTCGGCTACCCAAGCACATTCCCCTTGCCGAGGTCTTTCGCTCCACCCGCTTTGTCTGCATGGCAGGCGGGAGGGGCGTTTTTTTGAATCATGGCTTTATCAAGCTTGGCAAGAGTATCCGCGAGTCCCAAATCTGGATGGCTGAGCCGTTCACCAGAGGGCAGGCGTGGGTCGATCTTCTCCTGTCAGCAACCTACAAAGATTCGTTTTTTTACGTCCGGGGAAACAAGGTGAACATCACTCGCGGGCAGTGCGGAATGAGCCAATTGACGATGGCCGAAAGATGGCGGTGGTCACGAGGAAAGGTAAAAAGATTCCTAAATGACCTCGAAAACGAGCAGATGATAGAGCAGCAGACGGGGAACCTAACAACCATCGTAAGTATCTGTAATTACGAGGAATATCAGGGAAAGAAAGCAGCAGACGAACAGCAAACAGTACAACAGGCGGACAACAGACAGAGCAGCAGGCAGGACAGCAGGCGGGGCACATTAAAGAATAATAAGAATATTAAGAAAGAAAAGAAGGATATATACACGTCCGAATTCGAGGCGTTCTGGCTGGCCTATCCAGCCCACCGACGCGGCAGCAAGAAAAACGCTTTCCGCGAATGGGAAAAAATCTCCCCCGACCTGTACAACAAAATCACTGAGTCTGTCAGCCAACGCTCGAATAGCGATATCGACTGGCTGAAAGAAAACGGGCAGTACATCCCCCACGCTGAGCGATACCTGAAAAACGAGCGGTGGAACGACGTTTGGCAGGCCCAATCCCAATTCAGCGAAACAACCCAACGCACGATTCAAAATCTGCAAGGAGTGAACTTCCAATGAAAAACCAAGAAGCGTTCAAGCAGAACCTGGCAGGACTGGCGGAAGTCTTTGGCCGCGAGATTACCCCATCGCTGGGACAGATTTACTGGACAACCCTCAAGGAATTTTCTGACGAACAGGTATCGAACGCGATTACTCAGGCCGTGGCGACGTTGAAGTTTTTCCCGAAGCCTGCGGAACTGCGCGAGATCATCACCGGCACGTCTGATGAAGCGGCCCATGAAGCGTGGGGTGAGGCGCTTCGGTGTTTGGAGCGGGGCAAGGCTCCACCTGAATACCTGCACGAAATAACGAGACAGTTGGGGGGTTGGGGAAACCTCAAGCGCAAGACCTATCGGGATTTGGATTTCATCAAGCGTGATTTTATCGAACTGTACGCGACCAAAACCGAGCGCGGCGTGATCGAACACAAGCCCGCGAAGGTGATTGATTTCAACGGGGGTGACGCAGCATGAACCGGACAGGCAACCGAAGAATCTACCCATGGCCGACAGACCTGAACGCGCCTGTTGCGTTTCTGACCGACAAGACCGGTGAGCATATCTCCAAGATTGCTTACGACTTCGGGCAGTACCACGGCTACAGGTACAGGACAACGGGAACGACGAGGGGCGTGATTGTGGAGCGCGTGGCATGAGCAAACGAACCACAGCGGAAGAGCGGGCAAACATCCTGGAATTGCTCGACCAGAATTTTAAACCGGGCACGGTCGCGAAGATGCTGGACGTATCGAAAACCACGGTACTGCGTCTTGATCGGGCAAGAAAGATCGGATTCAGATGCGAGTGCGGCGAGACAGAACCGGCCAAGTTTGGTATCGGCTCGCCAAGTCGCTGCCTCGCCTGTCGCGCCGCCTCGCTCAGAAAAAATGAATACCCTGACGGATACGATGAGGTGATTCGTAATCAGGAATTGATGGCGAGACATTGGAGGCCGAGTGAATGTCAAGCAATGCAAGGTTGATGCAGACAGCCGGGCAGGGTTGCAGTTCCTTGAGGCTGAACTTGTCCGGGTGGGATTTGGAGGTGAGGCGATGAGCAGAAGTCTCGAACAAAACGACCTGTTCCACGTGAGAAACAGGGCTTGCAAGAACCGATGGAATGAACTTGTAAAGCAGGGCCGCGAAGGATTTGAAGTGCTGCTGACCGAGGAAACCATGAAGGAATTGCTGCTGCTTGGATTCGGCAACAAGCGCCTGATAAATCTCCCCGGCGGCGAAGATCACGCGGTAGCCATGCGCACCAGCAAGTACAAAGCCACCCCCGCCGACCTAACGGAACGGGAAAGGCGTCAAGGGTTTATATCCATGCAAGACCTGATAACAAAAATCGAGGTCTGGGCCGCTACTGAATTGTTCCTCGATCTGGAAACCGGCGAAACGATGGACGCGGAATGGTGGGAGGGCCGGGCGGCATGATTGACGAAAACCTACGCCCGTATGCTGATGAACGGCAGTGGGAGATATACACGGTCTACTGCGAGACAGGCAGTTCGATCAAGACGGCAAAGCGGCTGGGAATCAACAACGCGTCATCTGTTCGCAAGACGGTGAGGCGGTTGAAGAAACGGGCGGCCATTGCAGGTTACGCGCCGGATGCGGACATGACCCGCCCTGTACCTGATCCACGTTACGCCAAGCGCGTGTCCACGAATTATGACCAAGACGGCAACGTCCGGCAGCAGTGGGTTATCTCGGAAATCAACAAGGACGCCCAAGCTGAGGAAGTCATCAACCGCATTGCCGAGGTGTGCGACAGCATCAAGCCGTTGAAGCCGGTCAAAGCGCCGAAAGATACCGACGATGATCTACTGACGATTTACCCATTGGGCGACCCTCACATCGGGATGTATGCATGGGCAGCGGAGGCCGGAGAAGATTTTGATTGTGACATTGCGCGGCAGGATCTGGTAAACGCTTGCGCTTACCTGGTGAGCGCGACCCCGAAGTCGCGAGAGTGCATCATTCTGAACGTTGGCGATTTCTTCCACGCTGACGACCCGACTAACCGGACGCCACAGAGCGGCAATCAAGTGGATGTCGATGGGCGTTGGCCGAGGGTGTTGGAGATTGGCTTTTTCCTATTGGTTGATTTGGTATCTCTCGCGCTGAAAAAGCATGAAGTCGTCAGGGTTCGCAGTACGCCGGGCAACCATGACCCTAAGTCCACCATCCCGCTTACCCTGTTTCTCAGGGCGTGGTTTCGTGAAGATCCCCGCGTGATTATCGAGGACTCGACCCCGACCTATCAGTATTACTCCTTCGGCAAGTGCCTGTTCGGATTCACTCACGGGCACACGATTAAGAAACCGACAGAGTTGGGCGCGCTGATGGCGGTTGACTGTCGTGAGTTGTGGAGCGCGTCGGAGTTCCGGTACTGGTTGCATGGCCACTATCACATTAAGCGGCTGATTGAGGCGCTTGGCTGTCTGGTCGAGGGTTTCCGCAACCTGCCGCCGAATGACGCGTGGCATCAGAGCCAAGGCTACAGGTCAGGGCGTGACATGTGCGCCATCACCTACCACAAGGAATACGGGGAAGTGACCCGTAACACATGTGACATAACGAGGGCTAGAGCATGACGGTAATGGTTTGTCCGGTTAGTGACGCTAAGTGCCCGCGCCAAGATTGTCGTCAGCATGAATCATGCTTGCGAGTATTGGAGGGGCTGATCAACGGCGAGGATCTTCCACCATCGCCGCTAGATTCTCAGGTTGGCGGCAGCCACTACAAAGACATGGCTATCCAGCCTGTCGAGTACATCCACGTAAACAACCTGCCGTATATCGAGGGCTGCGTCATCAAGTACGTGAGCCGGTGGAGAAGCAAGAACGGTATCGAGGATTTGAGGAAAGCAGTCCATTTCCTGCAAATGCTGATTGAAATGGAGAGTGAAGATGGACGCGGATCTGATACTGAAACGGATTGAGATACGCCGGGAGCATCACAACCGAGAGCGTATGCCTGATTTGGAGCGAAGGGCGAGGTGTGAGGAATTGGAGTGGATGCAGAACGTTTTGATTGCGCTGATGGTGGCCGAGGACGACCACGAATTGCCGCCGCATGTATTGGCGCAGATGAGCATGTGTGAGGGGTGTGGGGAATGATTTGGTTTCAGTTATTTCTTGATGTGATTTTTTGCTTGACCTCATTCGGCCTCATGCTTGACGCGCTTTTCCGTGATGAGCATTTTTTTCTGTATGCGTCTGTCTTTCTCTTTTGGGGGCGCGAACTTGGGCGGACCCTTTTGGAGGCAAAGGCCGCGATAGAGGATAAAGATGGGCGGAATTAAGCGAACCCCCAATGCCGCACAAACTCGATGGCGCGAGGCAGTGCGTTCATTGGGGTCTGTGATATCCGGTGGCCCGGCAGTTATCCACCACCCGGTCGGCCGGACAGGTATGCACAACAAGACACACATCGGCCATTGGTGGGTAATCCCGCTGACGGATGATGAGCATAAGGCTCTGCATAACGGTCAGCTTGATTTTTATCTTTGCGAAACCAAGTGGGAAGGAATGTGCAGAAAAGAGTTTGAAAAGTCGTCATTTGAAATGGTGTTGAATGACCCGCGCATCATTGATGAGCCAATCTCGCCAGCGGTTTATCACGCCATCATGGACTACCACCGATGAGGGGCAAGAAAACAGACGCCAATCATGCAGAGATTCGGGCGAGTTTCCGAAACTTGGGGGTGTACTGGAAAGACGTTTTCCAGCTACCCGCGTTTTGTGATGGCTTGGTGATTGTCAACGGCGTGACTGTGGCGGTCGAGGTTAAGGACGGAGAGAAGCCGCCGAGCGAGCGAAGGCTGACCAAGGCGGAAGATGAGTTTATGCAGGAGTGGACTTCTGCGGGCGGTCATTACCGCATTGTTGAGTCGTCAGATGATGTTGTGCGGCTCGTTTCTGAGTTTAACAGGCGTCCACTAACCGGGCGCGAACATTATTAATAAACACACGCAATGCGTGTACAGGAGATAAGCATGAGTGAAACAGAGCTGATATTGCAGATGCTTGAAATGGTCAAGGCGGCGGGCGAAGGCGGCGCAACGTTGTTCATTGTGTGGATGGTGTTGGACAAGGTTTTTCTTCCATTGTTGGTGTCGGGCGTCGTCCTTGGTCTCGGACGGCTTGTGTACAAATTGATTGTTGGGAACGCGGATGAGGAATTGTTGAAGCGCCTGCGTTTTCGTTTGGAGATCCCCGGCTCCGGCCCACTTGCGGATCATGAGCGGATAGAGATAGAGCGACGAGTCATGCGATTGATAAAGGATGCTGAGAAATGAAAACCTCAATAGCTAAACACCCGCTGCTGATAGCTGCGGGCATCATCATGCTGTTTGTGCTGGCGGGTTGTATGTCGATGACGCCTGCCGAGCGGGCAGAGGTGCGCAAAGAGGTGGTCAAGGCGGCAGTGCAACCTGGGACAGATAAGCGATGCGTCGGCGCGGAAGGGCTGTTTCAGTTCTGCTACACGCGGGAGCGGGCCGTAGATGTGGATTAGACCCGGCTACAAGTACCAGCACGACGACAACATGAACCACACTGATTACTTTGGCCGCTACTTCCAACTGCCGGAGTGGTGGCCTGCGTCCTACATGTTCGAGGTGGACCTGGATTACGTGCATTGGTCGCGTGACGATTTGCTGCTTCGTAAAGCGTTTTGCTGGAACGGCGCGAACGCTTACCCGGATTACGAGTGGATAATCATCCCGTCCGCGATTCACGACGGAATGCTGCAATGCCTTGAGTACCTACGGCGGCAGGGCGTGCTGAGTTCTCGCAAGCTGGAGCAGTTGAAGGAATACATCGACCGTTGGTTCGCCGAGGAAGCCAAGCGGAGAATGCCGTGGTACAGGAAGTCCTGGAACGCAACGCTGCTGTTCTTCGGCGTCAATGAATTGTCAAAAATCGCGCCGGGGCCGAATCAGGCCGAAGCGCATAGGGCGGAATGGTATGACTGAGCAGGAGAGCGCGGGAAAGTGCGGGTGCGGTAAGCCGGTTAGGTACATCAATCTTGGGACGGGCGAGATGTCCTGCAACAAGTACGCTCGCTGCAAGACTGAAAAAATAGAAACGAGAGAGGAGAAGGGAATGAGAAAACCATTTTGGGTAGTTTGGGAGCCGACCAGCGGTTACACGCGAGTACAGCACGACTCTCCGAGCAAGGCGAACTGCGAGGCGGAAAGATTAGCGAGGGAAAATCCAGGCAAGGAGTTTATTGTCCTGATGTCTTATAGCGGGGCAGTCCGCAAGTCAGTTGACCGGATTGATTTTGACTTGTCGGGGGCAGTTCATGACTAAACGCACAATCTGCGGCGAATGCTGGCTGCTGTACGGATCCCCGAGGTGTAAATGCTCACGCTAACAAGATTCCTATACGGAGAGGACAGGACAATTGGACGAATCACGTACAAAGATTTCGAGGCATGGACTCTTGAACTACCTCACCTCGCAAATAAGCCGAATGAAAGCTGCATCCCTGAAGGGGAATACCGGCTTGAGTTTAACGACTCTCCTAAATTTGGCCGCAAAATGTGGCTGGTGGCGGGCGTACCTGGGCGCAGTGGCATTCGGGTTCACGTTGCTACTCGCCCACGCCATCTGCAAGGCTGCATTGCGCTGGGCTACGGACTCACCGCAGATTGCCGTTGGCTTGAAAGAAGCGACGAGGCAATTGCAGATTTCGAGTCAGCGACAGAAGGAAAGGATCAGTTGCTTATCAGAATAGGGCGCGGTGAGGTTTGGGTGTGAACACAACCGGCTGGATATGCATACAAAAGCGGGTTTTTTGGACATGTCAGGAGTGAACGTGACTACCGCGCATCCTCGGCCATTTTCTCCACCTTGTCTGCTAGACGATTTGGCAGCAATGCTGTCACCCATCGCCAGCCGGGCGGACAGGCTGCTGCTTTCACCCGCTCGGCTGCTTGAGCGGCTGCTTGGGCAGATGCGCCGTGCATTCTCCCTGCCTCGCTTGGCCCTACAGCGTCAACAAGTATTGACCGGGCCATGTCGCGAGAGCGTTGCTTCATCCGCGTGCGGGATACAGCGTCGTCGAACTGCTCCGGGGTCATTCGACACCTTCGGGGCTGATCGCGAGTTCCTGCGTGTGCCCGCGCACAGATTCATAGGATTTGATTTCGATGGTCGGCGGATTCCCCGCGGCCATGTGTTCTTCCGCTTCGGCCGCGTAGGCAAGGACAGATTCGTCGGTAACTTCGCCGCCGTCTTTGTGGTTGGCTACAAGAAATTCGCGGATCTCTTTCATGCCTTGCTCGTTCACTTCTCTTGGCTCGGGCGGTTCTACACTCCAAGTCCACGTGTATCCATCTATCTCCGCAGACGATTCTCCCGCATCAATCGCAGCCTCAATCGCTGCATACGCCTCAGCCCAGATATCATCGTTGCCGAGCACTCCCGGAGCGTCCGTGATCTCGCAAGACCCGTCGTCGTCGGTAATCAATGTGCCAGAGGTGGCGAATACGCTGTTTTCGCTGATGTTGATGTCTTGAATTTTCATTGTCATTCCCCTTTCGGTTGTTTTGGTTTCATGCCTCATCGACATGGTTCCCATTATAGGGGTTTTGGATTGGGCGTCAACACTTTTTCAACAGAAATATGAATTATTTTGAGGAGCGAATATGAGGGAGATTAGCCGGGCAGAACTGACATGGCCCGAAGCGCAGGAACTGTGCGCCAACATGGAAAACGGCGACGATCTATTGGCAGAACTCCGCGCAAACCCGTCCTATGCCATACAGATAGGCGACACGGTTTATGCGGTTGAGAGGGAGAAGGAATGAGCGACAAGTGGGAATACATCAAGATTGATAGCGTAACGCATCTTAATGACTTCGGTGCCGAAGGATGGGAACTGGTCGCGGTCATCAATAACGGCCCTGGTTACGGGCCTGAATTCATTTTGAAACGCAAGATTGACGGAAGGAAGAAACGTGCCAAGAACTGATCTGACAAAACGCCAGCAAGAGATATTCGATTTCATCGTCGAGTATTGGGCTTCTCACGGCTACGGCCCGAACACGAAGGATGTTCAGCGGAAATTTGAATTCGCATCCTACACCTCGGCACAAAATCACCTGATGGCTCTCGCCAACAAGGGCTATGTGGAAATGGTGCCCGGTTCCATCTATCCCGCAGGATTGAAAATCGCCATCCAGCAGACTGTTTCACAATTGGTTTCACATGAAACTAGCGTGACAAATACCCCGCATTAATTGGCTTATTGCGCAGAGCCATAACCTCTAAAATTGGTGGGGTCAAGTCTTGAATTTTTCAAATGCGCCCTACCAAGTATTGCCCGGAAATCGTTCAACGTGCCAAAGAGTACGTTGATGGCGCGTACCTCGAAGAAGGGGAAGTGCTGCCGACGATTGAAGGGCTTTCGCTGTACCTGGATATCTCACGCGATACGGTTTACGCATGGGGGAAACACGAGGACAGGCAGGCGTTTTCGGACATCCTTGGTACGGTCATGGCAAAACAGGGCCGAGAGCTGCTTAACGGTGGGCTGAAAGGCACCTACAACCCCACGATTACCAAGTTGATGCTGACCAAGCACGACTACTCCGACAAATCCCAATCCGAAGTCAGCGGCCCCGATGGTGGGCCGATTCAGACTGATACCGAATTCCGCATAACCGTTGTGTCCCCGGAGGACTCATGAAGCATATTCTTTTCGCCCTGCTGTTCTTCTCGATGTCGGCCTCGGCTGATGTAGACGTCAGAATTGTTACCAATGTATTGGCCAATGACTCAGACGGCATTGCCGAGGATCAGACCACGGCAGGCGCAGACGATCTGACGCTCGACGGCGACTTGGTTGACTCCGGCGTTGCCTATCTCCCGGAAGCGCAGATTATCTCTATCGAGTCTACCGGCAACCTGTCGGGTGTGACGTTCACGGTTACGGGCAAGGATGCTGATTACGCCGATGTTTCCGAGGATGTGACCGGCCCGAACAACGCCACGGTTAAGACGACCAATCACTTTCTGACAGTCTCAAACATTGCAGTGGATGGCGCGGTCGGGACTAACGTTGAAGTCGGCGCATTGGCTGCTGACGGGATGGTGACACGGCACATTCAGGTGGAGCCGAAGCGCCAAGGCTACCCGATGACTCTCGGCGTTGAACTATCGGCAGGTACTGGAACATTCGGCTATCAGTATTCCATCGACAAGCCCAATGCAGGCTACTACGCGCAGTCCTATCAGCACTCAGGCTCGTGGCGTGACGCTGTAGGGCTTGATCCTGACACCAATACAGCGACGGGTGAGGATAACATCATTGCTCCCATTCGCGCTGTTAGAGGGCTTGTAACGACAGGCTCCACGACCGGCGTGTACGTGTTCAAAGCCTTGCAGGGGGACGTGCCGCAATGAGGATTCTGATTGCCTTCCTGCTGACCTTCACCCTGTCCGCCCATGCGGACATTTCTGGTTTTGGGCAAGGCGTCCAGCTTGTCCGGTATGACTCTCTTCCAAACGGTGACTGCCTCGGCTTCCGCGATTCAGGCGGTGTGCCTGTTGACGTTGTGTGCCTGGATTCCAGCGATGATCTGAATATCGGTGATGCGACGGGAGTGGATGCTGTCAACATACGATCCGGTGGGTCTGTGACTATCTACGGCAGTTCGGCGAATCGTGGCTTGGTGGTACAGCAGACTGGCGCCCAAGATGCGGTATTTATTGACCATGACGTAAACACGAATGCTATAGAGATAGACAGTGAGGCGACTAGCTCCAACGTCATCCAGTTTAATTCCCCCGCAACCACTACCGGCATTGGTATTGCTGCTGTCACTTTCGACTCTCTGACGACTGGCTCTGCACTGTCCGCAGCCAGCAATAGCGCAGACACCAGCACTCGCTCAGTCGCCCAATTCGTCAACGACAACGTGCTGGCCACTGGCGCTACTGTAGCGACGTTCCAGCAGGATGCTGCATTGCAGGCCATCACCATCGACCAAGGCGCGTCATCCTCATTCTTGGATTTTGTCGGCAACGCTGACGCCACGACGACAGACCCCGTATCGACCAATACGACAGCCGGGGCGCTGCAAGGTTTTTTGCAGATTGAGGTGAACGGCACGAAATATTGGCTCCCCTTCTACGCTGACCCTTCATAGGAACTGACATGAAATACATTCTTGCCCTGCTTCTGACTGTTTCCATGCCCGTTATGGCTGGCCCTTACGAGGACAGAGCCGAGGCGCTATTGACCGCTGCTTTCGGCAAATCTCCGCAATCGAGCGACATAGACAGCTATCTGAACTACAGCGTCGTGGCGTTTCAGGCGCTGATACCTGCTGGCGACAACCCGGCTGAGTACACGCGGGAGCAGAAAGCAGAACTGTTCCTACACGGTGTGGCTCATGTGATGCGTGACACGAACAAGCGGGTAGCAGAGCAGCAGGCAAGGGAAGCCGCGAAAGCCGCGTATGAAGCTGCGGTACAGGCTGCTATTGAGAGTTCGGCGGCTGATTTGTGATGGACGACAAGAATGGTGATGAAAAATTGATGACCCCGGAACTAGAGCGCAACTTTCTACGAGACCTTGCCGACCGCAACACTGTTTCTGATGCTCTCGCTGCTTTCCCTGAGACTGGCCGTATTAAGTTCCGATCCCCCGAAATGGAAAGGCTCAAGCTCGCTCTCGTCCTGAACATGGAGGCTGACCACCTCGACGAGATGTTAGGTGGGGATGACTAATGGACGACCTCAAGCGCCGCAAGGATGACCACTGGCACATAGGCAAGACCCTTGATGCCGGTCATCTGCTAACCACAGTCCTGATGATCGTTGGAGTAACGCTCTACTTCGGCAACATGGACAAGCGGATAGCGGTACTTGAGGACAGGCAAATGATTCAGGAAGAAATGCGCCAAGACCTGAAAGAAATCAAGATGGCGATAGCTGCCCTGCCCGACTTTGTTGAGCGCAAGGATGAGACAGACCGGGATCAGTGGCGGGCTATTCGCGAAATGCGGGATGACTAGTGCCGGATGTTCAGATCCCCGCACGATTCCTGCCGTTCCTCAAGAAGCCGAAGCGGTTCAAGGCCATATTCGGCGGCCGTGGTTCAGGCAAGACCCAGAACGCGGCCAAGATTGACGTTATCGACGCACGGACAAAAGGGGTCAAGACGGCCTGCTTCCGTGAGTATCAGAACACCATTGACGATTCGAGTTATGCAGTCATTAAGTCAGAGATTCAGGGAATGCAGGTGCCGGGTTTTGAAATCCAGCAACGGCGCATTCTCATGGATGGCGAGGACTGCTTTATCTTCCGTGGTCTGGCCCGCAATCCAGAGGGGGTCAAGTCTCTATTCGGCTTCAATCGTGCGTGGGTTGATGAAGCGCAAACCCTGTCTGATGAGTCGTTGAAGATGCTGACGCCTACCTTCCGCGAACCTGGCTCCGAACTGTGGTTTACCGCGAACCTGCGGAGCATTGCCGACCCGTTCAGCCAGCGTTTCTTTGTGCCGTTTCAGTCTGAGTTGCGCGCCACGGGGTTCTATGAAGATGACCTGCACATGATTGCGTGGGTGAACTACTCGGACAATCCGTTTTTCCCTGACGATCTTGAGCAGGAACGTCTGTTCGACCTTGAGAACAAAAGCAGGGCGCTGTACAGGCACGTTTGGGAGGGTGAGCCATACGATGAGGTTGAGGATTCAATCATCCCTGTCGAGTGGTTTGATGCTGCCATAGATGCGCATGTGAAGCTGGGCTATGAACCGGAAGGCGCGATTGTTGCTGCTCACGACCCCGCTGATTCAGGTGACGCAAAGGGATACGCGCTCAGGCATGGCGTCGTGTTCCTTGACGTGGACGAAATGAGTTCAGGCGACGGTGCAGATGGTTGCGCATGGGCGATTGATAAGGCGCTCGCTGCCGGTGCTGACTGGTTTATCTGGGATGGCGACGGCATGGGCGTGCTGCTCAAGCCGCAGATAGCCCGCGCACTTGACGGTAAGCGCGTGGATTACGCCATGCACAAGGGTTCTGAGGGGGTAGATAACCCCGAGGCAGACTACCTGCCCACCGACACCCGCGACCCGGTGAAACGCAAGAAAAACAAGGAATCTCTGCTGAATAAGCGCGCTCAATCATGGATGGACACGGCGCGACGATTCCACAACACGTACCTCGCAGTGGAGAAAGGCGTGTATATCGACCCGCTTGAGCAGATATCCCTGTCCTCAAAGATTAATTGCATCGACAAGCTGCGCTCGGAGATATGCCGGATACCCCGGAAGTCGAACAATTCAGGGAAGATCCAAATCATGTCCAAGAAAGAAATGGAAGGACTCGGCATTCCGTCCCCAAACATGGGTGACTCGGTAAATATGGCGTCCTACTTCACGCCTGTTGTTGGTACGCCGGTCGTCAAACTCAACTTTAAGGGCTGGGGCAGATGAACTACGACGACCACGACAAGGCGCTTGACCTGCTGAAACTCGCGCAAGAGGCGGACGAGGAACAGCGGGAGAGAGCGAGAGAGGAAAGGCGGTTCCTGTTACCTGTACCTGGCGCGCAATGGGATGACTATTGGTGGGAGCAGTGCGAAGGCAAGCCGCGTTACACGTTTGATTTAACCTCGCCGGTCATCAAGCAGGTGACGGATGAAATGGAGCAAAAGGATTTCTCCATTGGTGTCGAGCCTGCCGGTGGTGATTCTACCGATGAGATAGCGCTGCGCTTTGATGGGCTGATGAGAACCATTCAGAACCTGTCAGATGCCGACATGGTGTACGACGCTGCGTCTAAATCGGTTGTGGTGTCAGGGTTTGACGGCTGGGAAATCAGGCAGGAGTACGTCAATCCCGATGCATTTGAGCAGGATCTGACGATTCGGCCTGTTCGCAACTTCCTTGACCGCGTTTGGTTCGACCACCGCACCGAGGAAGTTGACGCGAGGGACGCCCGGCACGTATTCAAACTGACCGCGATTCCTTCCGGCGACTTTGAAGAAAAGTACAAGCGCAGCGGCAAGTCTCTGTCCCTGGATAAAGCGAAAACCTCAGTCCTGAAGCAGAAGGACGTGGTGGTTTGCGGCGAGATTTACTACATCAAGGAAGCCCCGCGCACGTTGGGCCAGTTCTCGGATGGTTCGGTATTCGATATTGAGTCAGACGATTACAAGAAAGTCGCTGACGAACTGACAGAAGCAGGCATTACCCTGCTCAAGACCCGCAAGACCAAGAAATATCAGGTATTCATCCGCAAATTTGACGCGGAAGGCTGGCTTGATGAGGCGCAGCCCACCGTATTCGACAAACTGCCGATTATCCCCATGTACGGGAACTTTCAGGTAGTTGAAAACCGGGTTGTGTACCACGGTGAAGTGGCTCCCCTGATGGACCCTCAGAAGGTGTTCAACTACGCCAAGTCTCGCGAGGTTGAGGAAGGCGCGCTTGCTCCGCGTGAGAAGTTGATGATGACTGCTGAGCAGGCGGCGGGGCACGACGAATCCCTGCAAACCATGAACACCAACGCTGACCCGGTTCAGTTGTACAACCATGTCGATAATCAGCAGGCCCCGTACAAAATCGGTGGACCGAACATCAACCCGCATCTGCAAAACCTGTCTACTTCGATGGCAGATACCATATTAGGTATATCTGGCCGGTTTGCTGCGGCGCAGGGCGACAACCCCGGCCTGCAATCAGGCGTGGCTATCGAGCAATTGCAGGAGAAATCAAGCGCAGGCTCATCAGGCTACATCCGGGCAAGAGAAATCGCTCAGGCGCGCACCTATCAGGTTCTGTTAGGCGCTATTCCGAAGGTATACGACACGGTGCGTCAGGTGCTGATTACAGGTGAGGACGGCTCCAAAGAGCGCGTATTCATCAACAAGCCCATCTATGACAATGAAACGAACGAATTCGTCGAACTGATTGATTTTTCACAAGGCATCTATGACGTGACCTGCAAGGCTGGCCCTGGCTTCCGTACTCGACAGGATGAGACTGTCAAGACGATTACCGAGGTGGGAAAAGTCGTACCTGGCGCCGTGGAAATGAACGCAGACATTGTGATGAACAGCGTCAACGCGCCGGGCATGACCGAGGCGGCAGAGCGTGTTCGTCGGGCGCTTCTGGTTCAGGGCACTATACCCGAAGATCAGATGACCGAGGACGAAAAACAGTTCCTGAAACAGCGCGCTCAAGAGCAGCAGGAGCCTGACGCAATGATGGTCGCTGCACAGGCTGAAATGGAGAAGGCGAAGGCGGCGCAAGAGCAGAACCAGATCAAGTTTGCCGAGGCTAACGCACGATTGGCAGAGCGTGAACTGAAAGTGCAGCAGGCGCAATTCAAGCTGATGCAGGACAACGCCAAGATCCAGTTGCAGGCAGAGCAAGAGGCCCACCAACGGCAGATGGATCAGGTGAAGGCGCAGTTAACGCAAGCGCAGACTCAGGGGCAGGTGATTGAGAACCGGATCAAGGTTGAAGAACTGCGGCTGATGCCCACTGAAAAGTTGATTGAACTGGCTAACTCAGGTCAGTCATCAGGCGCAAGAGCGGACTTTGTTTTTGACCCCCAAACGAGGCGGATTCGTGGCAACGGTGGAGTTAGCAGGCAAGCTGGTTGAATTCCCCGACGGCATGCCGGAGGAAGAAATCAATCAAGTGCTGGACGATGAAATGAAGCGGGCAGAGCAGTTCGCTGATTTCATTTCGCGCCCGGAGTATTACGCGCAAGGCGGCGACCCGGTTGAGGGCGCAACGTCTGCGCTATTGGCAACGCCCATCATCGGTGACATAGCAGGATTGGCTATGGATGCTCACATGTACCTGACGGATGAAGGTTCGCACAACTGGTACAACTACCTGTTTTCCGCTATGGGTGTGCTGCCTATAATTCCATCGAAGTCACAAGTACAGGCGGCGGTGGATAAAGTGCCAGAAATCAGAAAGAAAGTATCACTTGCGGATTACCAAGCATCACAACTTCCAAGCAAGAAAGTGAAGAAGAAGCCCCAGCACATCAAAGACTTGCGGGGTGAGATCGCGGAAAAAAGAAGGGTTCGGTCGCTGGGCAAGATGGGTGGAGATTTGCCAATTGACAAGAGGCTGGATCACTACAAGCAGCAGAAGGCTGGAAGTGCTCGGATGGATGCCTTGCTGAATGATGAAAACGCTAGTTTCTGGGGTGCTGACGACTTGAGGCGCATTCAGGACGCAACAGCCATTGGTGACAACCCGCATGTTGCAAAGGCCAAGGCGAACCTTAAAGGCGCTGTCAGGGAGCTTAAGAAACTTGGGTGGGAGCCAAGGCACGTTAGCGAGCATGGCGGGAAAACGTCCAGCTACTACATGGTGAAGGATGGGCGAGAAGTCAGGCTGTCTGATCATGCCTTGCCGGAGACAGCAGCCCGCGTGAGTAATCGTGAAGCTGGACTGGGGGGCAAATGGCAGGACGAGGTGATTATTGATGATGTCACCTCTATTCAGGAGGTGATTGATGGATTCACGGAGCCTTAATGTATAGAGAAGTCTCCCAAGAACTAGCCCGCCGAGAAATCCTTTCCCGCATTGAGTCTCTCGAATCCGAATTGGCGAAGGCTGAATCGGACATTGACTCATTGACCGCGAAGAACCTTGAACTGTCTCAGCGGGCTTCTGCTGCCGAGTCTGAGGTGAAGGCACTCAACAGGTCTCTGCGAGAAGAAAAGGCCGGTAGAAGCGAGGATAAAGCCGCTCACAAGGACGCTATTGTTGCTTTGAGGGACAAACTGTCTGCCAGTGAAACGAACCTGTCCAATGTCGTTAAAGCGCGTGATTTGTCCGTGAAGCAGCTTGAACGAGAGGCCAAGGACGCGAAGGCAGAGGCCAAAGAGCACCGGCAAGCCGTGAAGGAACTGACCGCCGAGAATGTCGCGCTGCGCAAAGAGGTGCAGGACGTGCAGATAGCAGCGGCCAGTGTCGAAAGGCCAGTACCTGAGCAACTTGTCATCCGAAAGAAAGGCGCTGAACCCGTCATTGTGGATGTAGTGAAAGATCCTGCACAGAAAATCGAGCGCGGCGGGCTGACGATCAACTAATGGCTTACGTTTCCGCGCAAAAGATATCCAAGTACACGTCTGCTGCTACCAGCACGACAGGGGTATTGCCTGCGCATGAATCCGGTGATCTGCTGATTGCTATCTTCAAGATGCGTAATGGGTCGGATGACTTCACGACCCCATCAGGCTGGACGGCGATTGCACATGCGGGAAGTGGCAGTATCAGTGCGGCAGCGTACTATCTGGTCGCGACCAGCTCATCAGAAACCAATCCCGTATCCACGCACACATCCGCTACTTATCACGCTTGTACGTGCGTGGTTGTGAAGGATGCGCCCAGTTCTTCGCCAATCGACACCAGCGCGTCAAGCGCGGGATACAACTCATCAGCCAATACCAGGGCATCACGTTCAGCGACGACCACGGGGAGTAACGAATTGCTCCTGCACTCGCTGACTGAACCACAGTGGAGGCAGTCACAACCTGACCCCGGCCCGATGGTGATGTACCGGGAATTCTTCGTTGACGGTGCGTTCTCCGACTGCATGGCGTGGACGTTTGAGGAATCATCCGGTGCATACACGCCGTTCAACTGGCGGAAAATCAGGGGCAGTTCCGATGACGTGACGATGGTCATAGCCATCAAGTCAGATGCCGGTCTTATCCCTGCTCGAAGCGGCGCGGCCTGTTCCACGCCGGTATTTTGTGGCGCTGATGGCGGATATTACGGGTACACGATTAATGACGTTTCATCGACGCTGACCGCGATTGATGGCGTTACCACAACGAACAACCCGGCAGGCGCTTCCAGCGATCCGGGCGCCGGCTTCAACCCTTACAGCTACGCGCAGCGGTTTCAGGGGACGCTTGCCACGTCAGGGTATCAGGCTGTTGCGGAATATGAATTTGATGCCGGGCCTTATTCGGTGTCGAGCAAGAAATTCTGCATTTCGTGGTCTATTGGCTCCGGTGTATACGCGCAACGGGTGGACAGCCTGGAGAATAACGGCATTGTCCTTGGTCTGCGGAGCGGTACGAACGAGTTTATCGCTTACCGGGCGGGCGGTAATGATGCGGCTCCGAAGGAAACGACCGCGATTGTTT